TACCTAAACGTAAATTATCTGAACCGCCACCATCATCATTGTAAGTACCAATAAAAGCACCATTTGTAAAATGACCAACTCTTAATTGACCTGTACCTGTACCTGTATTTTCTAAAATTACATCTGGGTTTGCACCTTTAATATGAAAAATAGAATCAGGGTCACTTTCGCCTAATCCCAAATTTTGATTTTCATCAAGTGTCATGCCTAATGTGTTGGCAGAACCAAAAAGTAAATTTGAACCTGTTCCAACTCTTTTACTTTCTATAAAACTTCTTGATGCGGTATTACTTGCATCTGTAGATTTTATAAAATTAATTCTTACTGCTGAATTAGCATCACTAGCATTATTTCTTAGATTAATTGCGTCAAAACTACTACCACCAGATGTTTTTACAATTTCTAATAAAGTTTGTGGATCATTTGTGCCTATACCACAATTTCCTGTACTTTTTATACGGAACTTTTCAGCCTTAGTATTACCATTTTCAGTAACAAAAGCTAAATCACTTGATGAAGTACCGCTATTTATGGCAACAATTCTTGCAATAGATTGGTTTGTATCTGCAAGGTCAAAAGCAATTTGCGCAAAACTATTTGTAGTTCCATTACCATTTTCAACCATTATTGTTGAACCAATACTTCGCTGTGCCGCGTCATCTGTTGCGTCATACGCTGTTGAATCTGCTCTTGTCACATGAAGCTGAGATGTGGGATCGGAATTACCTATACCCACCTCACCATCATTATTTATTCTTACTCTTGGTGAGGAATTTGTACTAAATTCCATATTATTAGTTGCGTCATAAGTAATTCTTCCAGCGTCAGTATCAGCGGCATCACCTAGATCAAGAACAGCAGTACTTCCATTAGCTGAAGTTATTTTTACGATACAATCACCAGTACTTGTAAAACTACTTGCGCCACCTACAACTGCAACACCATTTGAACTAAATTGCGCTCTTGATGTACCTCCTGTTGAAATATCTAATAGGTCAGTACCTCCTCTGAATATACCTGTGTTTAAATCTGTTCTAAATGCTATAGCAGGGGTACTCGCGCTTCCATCTTCCATTGTTAAAGTACCATCCAACTGAAGCAACTCTATCCATGCGTCATTTGCAGAATTTCGTATTTTTAAAAGTCCAGCAGTAGTATCAGCCCAAAACATATAGGCTGCTGTAGTAGAGGGAGAACTAGAAGAACTATTATTTGTTAATATTGCCTGTAATACATTATTTAAATCCGCTCGAACTGCGGCACCAGTTCCGTTTGCTATATCATAATCATGTGTTGCCATTTTAAAACACTATTTAAATTTATTCATAGTATAGATGAAATTAAGTGCTACGTCCAAATCCTATTGCAGTATATTTGAAACTTAAATCTTTGAAATTATTACTGCTGTCTCTTGTTTCAATTACAAATTGCGAACCAGTAACACTTGTAATTTTAAAATAATCACCCGATACAGCACCTTCTAACGTAATTCCGACAGAAGGTAAAAATGCAGTTGTTGAGCCTCCAAGAACAGAAGTACCCGTAAAAAATGCGGTTGAAAAACTGACTGTTTTTGCTGCGTTGTTAGTTGCACAAGCACTTGCAATCGCTGTGTTTACTGTTTCAATCCTACGTTTTACACTTGCTTCATATCCAAGTTGTGTCACTTTAATATTTTGTGCGGGGTCGCCTGATGTTAATTCACATTTAAATTTGTATCCCCTTGCTTTATATTCTCCATTAACAAAAAGGTTAAATCTTGTGAAATTTGCCCCATAACTACAAGAAGTGCCACTTGATATCGTTGCAGATGTTGTAGAAGTTACTGTAAAACTATTTGTAGCAACTGTTTGTATTTCATAATTACCATCAGTTGCGCCACCAGCAGCAAAATCTATTACAACAAAATCACCAACAGCATATCCATGGGAAGTCTTAGTGACAGTAATAGTTGTTCCACTTTGTTCATAGGTTGCTGAAACTGAAGTAGTAGGGTCTAAATCAGTTGTGGCAACTAACAATTTTGCATTAACATCTTGACTTACCAATCCATCGAAATCTGTCCAGATATCAAGATTACCTGTTCTATCATCAAACAAAGTATTAGTTAATGAAGATTCTGTAAGTATCCTTCTTTTCAAAGTTAAATTAAATTTTGCACCCATATCAATAGGACTCAAAAATTCATAAGAACCAGATGAAGCAACTGGCCCTGATGCACTATCACCTTGATCATCAAAATTAGAAATATTATCAAAATCAGTAACTTTATCAATAAGAATTGCACCTGTAAGAACTAATGCACTTAGATCGCTACTAAAAAACGTAGAAACTTTTGCACCTTGAAATGCTGGTGAATCTTGATCCTCTCTTTCAGTAAAGACTACTTGATGTGGTTGTGGGTCTGGTTCTGTGACTACAACTTTGGCTGCATTTGTTGATACTCTTCCTCCATCATCTCTAAATTTTATTGAGTATGTACCAGTTAAAGCAGGCACTAAAGTTTCGCTAATATTTCCAGAAAGCTTTGGGATTATTTCTGTTGAATTTGCAAATGTAGCATCACTTCCTGTTTCTGGTGTATGCCTGACTATTACGTTTCCACCATGGGTCACATCAACTGAAGTTGAGGGGTCAAATCTCAATCTAACAAATTCTTCTGAAACAGGTTCTACTGTCAAATTTGTTGGATCTTCTGGCACTTCTGTTTTACCAACAGCCGTAAAACTAAACGTAGAAGTAGAAGAACTTAGTTTACCTAACGTATTAAATGATTTTACAGCAAATTTATAAGTACCAAGCCTTGATTCAAACAACTCAAAACTTGGCCTTGAAACTCTTAAACGTTCAGGATTATCATTTTCAAATTGAAATTCAAATAAGTATTCTTTTACGCCTTGCTCTGGTTGCCATGATACAAATATTTTTGAAACTGCTCTATTATTTAAAACAACTATTTGTTCTGTTGCCGTTAAGTTACTTGGTGATGGTTTTTCATCTAATAAAGTTGTTATTGTTCTTGGGTTTGCAGGAACGGAGGTGTCTTCTACCTGTGCATATTTATTTGTATCGTGAATAATTGCTGAAATATTATATTCACAATGATTTGTCTCCTCTATTCCAAGGACTCTATATGTCTGAAACTCAACTGTAGTGTTTTCTATCGCCCAAATAGAGTTTGCTTGTGGTGATGTAGAAAATGCAGAAGATACAGTAATTGTTGTTTCAGAAATTGATGAAATGCTACGGCTTTCAGTTGAACCATCAGGCATGATAACAGAAAGAGTTGCAGAATTTTCTGCTGTCAAATCAGTATTGTTTGCATCGTCTACAACAATAGTTGTTGAATTAGTTACAGATTTTATACGACCACCTCTGCGAACACCAGCCCTCAAACTATCTGCAATACCTATAATCATTGAAGGTCTTACAACTACACCAGCTTCGAGAGTTGCTTTGAAAGAACAAAGCTCCGATTCTTTTAAATTTGTGTACAAAAACCATCTTGCAAGTCGATTAGCCTGACCTCTTGACGTACAGGCAAAAGATTTTAAAGTTTTTCTAATTTTTCCAAATTTTGCTGTATAACCTGATAAAGCAGTTATTTCATCTGCACTTACATATTCAAAATTCAAAGTCTGCGTATCATTATCAAAATATGAAACCTCAACTTCAGTAAATTTTGTTTTCTGGCCTACACCTGTATATGTAAAACCTTGTTCACTGACATTAGCATTTGTAAATATATATTGAGCGTCAGATGTATTTGTTGCAGTATCAGTAGGTCTATCCTGAGATAGGGTAAGGGAGCCTACACTGTAAAAAGGCATCGCTCTCATAACAGAACATAAATCATTAATCAAGGAATAGGCATCATTTTTTTGATTCAGAATTACATTACAACTAAATCTTGGTTCTGTTGTTTCTGTTATGGGATCTGTAATTAATTGGCTGTTATATGCACTTGCAGAATAGAAACTAAAAACATCTAAAGTATCTGCATCAATAACACCATCTGTACCACCAAAACCTTTATCTGTTGTCAATATGTCATATAAAATCCATGCGGGGTCAGAGCACCATTCCTTGTCTGTTTTAAAAGTACCATTAAATGTATAATCTGCTGGATATATAACTCTTCCATTATTTGAATCAATAGTCGTTCCGTGCGGCACTTTTATCTTGGTTCCCTTGAGCCTATATGACCGCTTTGGATAGGATTGAAATTCTTGTGCGTTAAATCTTATTCCAACATAAGCAAAACCTTGATAAGCACTTGTATCTGTATTAATTTCAGTTAATGATAAAAAATTTGTTTTGTTTTGTAATCTTGCTTCTGCACTATCATCCGTATTCCTTATAACTGTTATTGAAACAGGGAAACTCATTGTTTTTTCAAACTTAATTTCATAATCTTTTACAAATGGACTTGTAGCCTTACCATCTATAGAATCTTCAACAACGGGATTATGAATAGTACCATTATTTTCTACAATTTGAATGGATATTTTTACTTCTGTACCAGTAATATCTCCATCATCTTTGAAATTTTGTAAACTTGGAATTTGTATTGATACTCTTACTTTGTCAACATTAGTATCTGTAATTGATCTTGTAACAGGCGTATCTTTTGTAACTTCGACAGCTACGGGAATGGTATTTTCTATTGCATTAATTTCTTGTAATGCTGTCTGATCTGATGCACCATTTTTAAAAAAAACTTCTACATCTGAAAAATTTTCTTCACCGTTTGCATTTTGCAAAGGTGTACCATCAAGAAAAACATTTTTTCTAAATGTATCAGTACCAAAACCACCTTCATCAAAAATTGAATCTATCTCACCATATCCAAGTAAATCTAATATTGTCGCAAATTGTTTACTACGCAGACCACCGTCTATAAGGTCAGGATCAACAACTTTTCTGTCCGTTCCAAATAATTGGTCATCAACTAATCTAGGCATTAGGTTATGCTTTTAACGACTTGGGTTGAATCAGTACCCGAACTAATTATAATTGAACCACTAAAAACAAGTCCATATATTATTGGAACTGGAACACCGCTATTAGATACATTTTGAATACCACTAAAATTATAAGACCCCCTAATACTTGGATCAGTGTCCCCAACAGAAGAGACATTATTTGTTGGTAAATCAGGTGTTAATAAATCACTAGCAAGAGTTAATGCTGCTGTTGTAAGCAAAAGACTTGTACCACCTGTAATGAAAGCTGTAGCGAGTGGTATAACATTACTTACAACAAAATTAACAGCATCTTTAACAAAATCAAAGACAAAATCTGACCCTACAGCAACAGGAATTATTTGAATATCACCCTGACCAGTTGTAGATATAAAATCTTGAGTTATAACACGCCCTCCCATTTTCACTTGATAAATTTGATTATTCATATGTTTTTCAATTCCAGCGAAATTTGCTTTTAAAAAACTATATGCCTGTTGTGGTGAATTTACAGCGGCTTGAAATGTTGATCTGCCTAAAAATTTCCTAAGATTTCCATATACTTTTATTGTTCTAAGCTGCATATCTGTAAACTCCTTGAAGTGCCTTTTGGTAACTTAGACTTAATGGTTGTCTACAGCTTAAGGCTTTAAAATTATGATTTAATATCATACTATCACCAATATAAACAGCAACATGACTAGCTTTTCCTTTTGAACCTTTGAAAAGTAATACATCACCTTCTTTAAAGGTATTATTATTTTGTTGTTTTACAAAGTTTGATTCTGTAAGCACTTTCTCAAAATATGGATTATTAGCAAAATCCATCAATGTTTTTGGTCTAGGCCAGTATTTAATGTTTATATTTTTATTTTCTTTTAACCAATCTGTCACAATAGACCAGCAATCATATTTACCCCAGATAAATTTTCTACCAATAAGTGAAGGAGCTTTCCAACCTGTAGGCTCTATACATATCCAATGATCCTGATTAATACTGTAAATATAATATGGAAAGCCAATATGTTCACAAGATGCTTTGTCAGCCTCTGAAGCTATTGCAGCCCCTACAGGGTGACTATGTATTACTCCAATTACTTCACCTATGTCCTCACATTCCGCCCAATCATCTGGATCAAGCATAAAAAATTCATGCTTTCCCTCTGCTAAATTTTTACAAGGCCAAAAGGTTTCTTTACCTTCTATTATTGCAAGCAAACCACAAGCTTCATTAGGTGTTTGCTCTTGTGCATATTTTTTGAAAGATTCTTTCCAAGTCATATTTAAAAGTTAACAAAAGTTCCGACTCCGCGAAAGTCGTCTCTAGTTACAAGTTTTTTAGGTGCAAAAACGCCAGCCAGATCAAAACTGCTTACCATTTCAAACTCTACAATATCTCTATTTTCTATTGTTTTTTTATCTATAAAATACACTTCTTTTGGTAGTTCTGCTGTTGGGTCAACTGAACCAACTTTGAAAGGGTTTACATTAGACGGAAAGTTTACTTCATCTAAAAATCTTGCTAGTGTTCTTCTCCTTGTGACTTTAGCTCTTTGTAAATCAATAAATGGGGTGGTTTGATTTACACGCAAGATAATAGTTGTTATTGTGCCAAGCAAATTTGAAAATGTAAGGGTTGGCCTTGGCAGCAAACCTTTACCAGAATATTTAAAGCCTGTTGCCTGACAAGGCATCCTTGTATATGTGTTAGATTGCCAAACAATATCACCATTATCCTTCATATTGTTACCAGCATGAAAAAGAAAAACTGTTGCATCAGTTAGTGTTGAATTAACATTAAAAGACACATTTCCACTTGTGGACTGTGAGGTTATTCCCGTGACTGTAAAAGTATCTGTAGCAACTGTTTGTATCGTATAAATTCCATCAACACCATTTCCAGAT